CCTGATTGGTAAGATTGTGGGTGGGAATGCAAAGAAAGGTAAAGAGCTTAAAGACAAGTTCAATGCCTCGATCCCCGCCTACGCCAAGCTCCAGAGCAATCTAAAGAGGGCCGCCCAGCGTGGTTATCTCAAAGGATTGGATGGACGGTTTCTATATATCAGAGAAGAGCGAAAGTTGCTCAGTCAGCTGCTTCAATCGAGCGGAGCGGTCCTCTGTAAGAAATGGGTCGAGCTCATCGATACCGAAATCAACAAGGTCTATGGGCCGGACCAGGCGTACATAATGGCCTGGGTGCATGATGAAGTCCAAATTGCATGCAAAACCAAGGAGATAGCTGAAGATGTCAGACAAATCGCAATTAGAATGGCGGGAGAGGCAGGCCGTCATTTCAAAACAGCCATCAGGATCGATGCCGATGCCGGTCTGGGCGTCACTTGGGCTGACACCCACTGAGGTTACCCAGGACGTTGTCGATCTTATGGCTCTTTATATTGTCTTGGATCGCGCCTGGCGGAAGCCCTTCTCAATCAAAAGTAACTTTGCACGAAACACAGCATTCCACGTTGCCATGACTGCCTCTGAGGGCCTCATCACAATCAAGATCGATGAGGACTTCTTTGGCAATCGCTGGCTGATCACAGAGCACGGAATGGAAACTAAGGAAGCACTCGATGACCTATTTCAAGACCTTTTTGCAAGAGCCAACGGCAGGGACCACACTCTTAATTGATGGAGACCTATACCTCTACCGCGCTTGTGCTGCTGCTGAAGAAGAAGTGGACTGGGGAGATGATGTCTGGTCCCTATCCACCGACCTGAAGGTGGCAAAGAAGATATTCCAGGACACAATAGACAGCGTCTGTGAGCACCTGGAGACCCCTCACTTCATCGTATGCCTGAGCGACCGTGACAACTTCCGTAAGGACGTGGACCCTAGCTACAAAGGTGGTCGTAAGAAGGTGAGAAAGCCGGTCGGCTACCCTACCATGGTCCAGTGGGTCAAAGACACCTTCCGTTGGTACTGTGAGCCTATGCTCGAGGCAGACGACATCATGGGCATCATGGGTTCAGCCCCAGGACACAGCACGATCATTGTCTCAGACGACAAAGACATGAAGTGTATCCCAGCTAGTCTCTACCGGCCAACAACAGGTGAGCTCTTGGTGACCAATGAGCGCACTGCTGACTACAACTTCCTGACCCAGGCGCTCATGGGAGATGTGACTGACGGCTATTCAGGATGCCCTAAGATTGGCTTGGTCACGGCCAAGAAGATCCTGGACAAGAACCCCAGCTGGTCTGCGGTTGTTGCCGCTTACCAAAAGCAAAACCTCAATGAAACCTATGCGCTGACCCAAGCGCGACTGGCTCGCATCCTCCGATATTCCGATTGGGACCTCGAGGGCCGCCAGATTAAACTGTGGGAGCCAACAAGATGAACATGAGTGTCGCATTCAAATGCAGAAACCTAAACGACGAGCAGGAGTTTATGCTGGGGCAGGCCATGCTTCACCATGAGAGCCGAATAGACCGCTCGTATCTGTCTCTGGTAGACAAGAGGACGGGTGATTGGGCTACAGTCAAGAAGCCCCTCAAGAAGTCTGCCAGACGCGCAATGCTGCGGTGGTTTCACGACTACACATATGACCGTGAGTTCACCCTAGCAGCATTACTTGAGAACAACGGTAGAAACTGTGTGTACCACATGACCCGTAAGTTAGTTGCTGCCGGTGCACTTACTGAAGTCTCAGAGCATGGTGGGGGCGCTGCTGGTGCCAAGATATACATCGTATCTGACCGTCAAGTGATCGGGAGGATGTTAGCCGATGGATAAAGACAACGATCTGATCAAAGTGACAGAGGTGCATGAGCATGAAGATGGTAGTGCCACGCTGCAAGTAGAATGTAGCCCAGAGACTTTTGCAGCAATCTTCAATGTGGGCTTCGTGTCTCTGGTCAAAGCGGGACTGTACTGGGAGACAGCCAATGGAAACTGAAGACATCGTCAACCGCCCGTCTCATTACACCCAGTATGCGATCGAGCCCATTACCTTCATCATGACCAACAAATTGGCGTTCCATGTTGGGAACATCATAAAATATGCGGTCAGGGCTGGCTCCAAGGCGTACCCAAACCAAACCCCAGAACAATCTGAAATCACTGATCTGCGCAAAGCGATGCGCTACTGCGAAATGCGGATCGGCCAATTAGAAAGCCAGGACGAACTATGAACTCTTTTGCCAACTCTGTTTCCCTTCCAACCGATTATCAATCATTTATCCACCAGTCCCGTTACAGTAAGTTCATGGACACCTTGAACCGCCGGGAGACCTTTAACGAGACTGTCGATCGCTACATTGCCAATGTGGTCTCCCCTGTCCTCATGAAGAGCTTGGATTTCTTCCAGGCCCGTGACGTTCAGAACGAGATCCGGGAGGCTATCTTAAACCTCGAGGTCATGCCATCGATGCGGTGCATGATGAGTGCCGGTCCTGGTCTCGATCGGTCCAACGTGGCTGGGTTCAACTGTAGCTATACTGCTGTCGATCACCCTCGGGTATTCGATGAGGTCCTGTATATACTGATGTGTGGCACCGGCGTTGGCTTCTCTGTTGAGCGTAAGAATGTAGAGCAGCTGCCCACATTGCCGGAGAAGATGACGCCAATTGACATGACCATCGTGGTCGAGGACAGCAAAGAGGGCTGGGCTGACGCCTACCGCCAGCTGATCGATGAGCTGTACCAGGGCAACGTGCCTAAGTGGGACGTGAGCAAGGTACGCGCTGCCGGTGAGCGGTTGATGACCTTTGGTGGACGTGCGTCTGGCCCAGATCCCCTGGTGGATCTCTTCCGACATACGATCGACACTTTCACGTTGGCTGAGAACTCCAAGTTGACGCCCATCGAGGTACACTCGATCATGTGTAAGATTGGCGAGGTCGTCGTCGTAGGTGGTGTACGCCGGTCAGCCATGATCAGCCTGAGTGACCTGGATGATCCAGAGCTGCGCCTGGCTAAGAGTTCTTCTTATGATGTCCAAGATTTCACTTTAACAGCTGAAACTGACACAGCCTGGTACTACTCAATCACAATGGGTAACCAGCCTGGCGTTAACGAGGCCTATGACATCAAGCTAACCAAGGGGCCAACCAAGGATGACTTCGACCAGCACACCCTGGTTACCAAAAAGAAGATCGGTTGGTGGCAGCTGTCCCCACACTTTGCCCTGGCCAACAACAGTGTGGCCTATGAAGACACACCAGAACGTGAGCTCTTCGATGAGGAATGGGCTTCCCTGGTTGCCTCAGGCTCAGGTGAACGTGGGATCTTCAACCGTGCTGCTGTCATCTCCAAGGTGCAGCGTGAGGGACGGCGTGAGGTGTCTGACTTCGGGACCAACCCGTGTTCTGAGATCACCCTTAAATCAGCCCAGTTTTGCAACCTAACGTCTGTCGTTGCCCGTGCTAACGACACTGTAGGCAGCCTGGCTCGCAAGGTACGCATTGCGTCCATCCTGGGCACTATCCAGGCTACGCTGACCAAGTTCCCTTACCTGCGTCCTATCTGGCAGGAGAACACAGAAGCTGAGGCCCTCTTGGGTGTAAGCATCACGGGTATCTTGGATTGCCGTCTGTTGACCCATGAGAATGCGGGATTGGATGAAACACTGAAAGGCTTGCGCCGTATCGCTGTGGATACCAACGCCACATATGCTGGCTACCTGGGCATCAATAAGTCAGCAGCTGTGACTTGCGTCAAACCTGAGGGCACTAGCAGCCAGCTGAATGATAGCTCGAGTGGGATCCACGCACGTCACAGTGCCTACTACACTCGAACTGTCCGTGCTGACACCAAAGACCCCATCACTGAGTTCATGATTGACCAGGGCATTCCACATGAGCCTTGCGTCATGAAACCAGACACGACTGTGGTCTTCGCTTTCCCAGTGAAAGCACCAGAGGGAGCAGTGACTCGCAATGACATGACTGCAATTGAACAGTTGGAGCTATGGCTGACATACCAACGCGCCTGGTGTTGCCACAAACCATCGATCACAGTCTCAGTGGGACCAGAGGAGTGGGATGAAGTGGGTGACTGGGTCTATGCTCACTTCGATGAGATGTCTGGCGTGTCTTTCCTCCCCAGGTCAGACCACACATATGCCCAGGCACCTTACCAGGACATCTCATCTGAACAGTATGAGACAGCCATGGAGACATTCCCTAAGTCGATCGACTGGGACACACTAGCTCTCTATGAACGTGGTGATACTACTGTCGGGTCTCAGACCCTGGCTTGCACTGGTGATGTCTGTGAGATTGTAGACCTAACAGCAGCCTAAGCTGTAAACTAAAAGAGGAGACGAAGGTGTTCCACATAGCCTTGGCCACGGTCAGCTGCCTTCGTCTCCTCCCGGATCTTGCGACCCGGATACTGAATGCGCACCATAATGTCCGACATTCAAGTATTATCTAGGTCAACGGATAGTTGTTCATGCTCTGGACATATTGTGTTCTCCCTCAGTTCTACCGTTGTGACCTAACGTAACTACTAAGAGACCCCTCTAGAGAGAAGACCTAAGTCTCGTACTGTGTCTAATCTCATGCCAGGCCTCCCGCACTCCAGAGTAGCTGTCCCCATGATGTCCTCCCGGTCATACGGGTGATACACTTAGGGGTGCGGTAGAGACCTGGTTGTCCCTTGGTGGTGGGAGCAT